ACGGGCAAGAATAGTTCGATTGCTTTCTCTCCTGAGATGGCAGCACGTCAGTTGGAAGTTGCTCAGGGAAAGAACGTCGTGGAGATTCCGTTGTCATCAGACCTTGCATTCGATGAATGGCTGAGTGATGTAAAGGCCAAACTTGAAAATACGAAAATAAACCCGATAGTCGTACCTCTCGAAACGACAAAAAACAATGTCGAAGGTATCACCAAGGCTGCGAAGGACACGGCCAAGGTGGTCGGTACTATCGGTACAGCCTTTAACGCGATTGAAGACCCTGCTGCGAAGGTCATGGCCACGGTATCGATGGCAATAGCCAATATCGCTTTGGCTTACTCTGATGCTTTGGCAAAGACAACAGGCGAGAAGTTCAATATCTGGTCGTTTATCGCTGCCAGTGCTGCGGCAATGGTGTCGATGGGTACGACCATCGCAAGCATCCACCAGGCTACTGGCTACGCCGAAGGTGGTATCGTGAAGGGTAACTCGTACAGTGGTGATAATGTCGGCGGGCTGGTGGATGGGAGCCAGTTGGTCGGGCTTAATGCGGGCGAGTTGGTGCTTACGAAAGCGATGCAGAGCAACCTTGCGAGCCAACTCTCGAATGGCAGTCAGACCATCCGTGTGGTTGGTAAGTTGCACGGTAAAGACCTCTTCATCTGTGCTGAGAACTGGAGCAAGTCAGCAGGGCACGGGGAGTTTGTAACATGGTGATATAAAGGTAAAAAAGTAAAAGGGTAAAAAGGTAAAAAAGGTATGGCAGAACTTGGCAAAAACATATTCGTTTACAGCGGGACGAGTGGCACGACGGCACTCATCGCCGGAGCGAAGTCGTGTACCATCTCGAAGTCGTGCGAGGTGAGGGAGATGGCTTCGGCTACGTCGGCCACGGCACGGGAGTTTGTGGCAGGCCGAACGGAGTGGGAGATAAGCATCAGTCATCTGGTGGTGACGGCTGCTCCTTACGACGGCTTCCTGAAGGTGGGCAGTTCTTACTCGCTGAGTGTGGTCGTTGGTGGCGTACGCAAGACGGGTACGGCCATCTGTATGCAGGCAGAGATCAGCGGTGCCGTGGGTGGTCTCGGACAGGGACAGGCAAAGTTTAAAGGGACGGGGGAGCTGACATAGTTCAGACCACCCCTAACCCCTCCTAACTCAGGAGGGGAAGCCTGCGGCGATGGGAATCCATAAAATCCATATAATCCGTGTAGAAAGATAAAAATAGAGATATGGGCTATCAGATTGCTTTCAGATCATTCAAGAATACCGCCTACGTGCTGGAGATAAACGGAGGCGGGACGGCCTTAGACGGGGCCGTTGATACATTCGTCACCGAAGAAGACGCTGACACCGATTTCTTCAAACCCGTGCGCACGCAGAGCGGCACATTCCGTTACCTCGGAAGCGGCAGTGGCGACCGTGCGGTGTGGCTGGCGATGATCCCCACGGATTCGCTCGACATTCCTGTGAAACTGGTACACCAACAGGGACAGAACTACGTGACAGACTGGCAAGGCTACATCCAGCCGTCTGTATATCATAACGACTACCCTGCCAATGGCGGGCTGATGGAACACAAATTTTCTGTGCAATGCCCTTTGAGTGTACTCGACACTATCGACATCGATGCCACGGTGGTTAATAGCTATCCAGTGGTGACCATCGGCCAGCTGCTTCATACCTATATCTTCAGTCGACTCACCGGCACTACAATCAACGGATATTTCATTCAAGGCTCGTCTACGGTGACGCGGCAAAGGCTGGACATCAAAGTGATGTGGGCGAATTTCGTAGAGATAGACAGCAGCGGCAACCTCAAGGCCAAATACACCCTGCGCCAGGTGCTGGAAGAGGTGTGCAAGATGTTCGGATGGTGCTGCCGAATGCACGGCATGAATGTCTACTTTACGATGCCTGTCGATAACTCTCTCGGCTTTACCTTTTACACCGGCTCGCAGATGACGAATGGCAGTACGGGTACATCAAGCGACAGAGGCACATTTAACATCACCGACGCGATGTTTTGCGACACCGACGACCACGAAGAGGTGCAGCCGGGTATCGGCAAGGTGACCGTTCGCTCGGACATCAACGAGCTTGACAACCTCGTTGAGATTCCCTATGATGAACTCTTTGATCAATATAATATCGGTCAGGTAGACACCATCATCCGATCCGTGGACTGGTATGAACATAACGTCTATAATCTGATCAGACAACCAAATGCAAACAACTCGCAAATCAGCTATGAAGATGATGCTGTGAGCCTGACGTGTTATATGGCCTTGGTTCCTGGTACTGGTGCCGGTGCGGGAGGTGCAAAGAAATACTGCCGCTTCATCGCATATGACGACGGAGACGTGGGTGAGGTTGGCGAAGGTGCCCCGCTCTCTAAGGAGCAGTATTCATGGCGAAAGTGTATTGAACTATTTCACAGCTACGACTATTCAGGCAGCGACGCGCACGACATGTTCACCATCGCCAGCAAGCAGGTGTTCGTCATCTCGGACGGTGTGCTGTACATCAATTTCAAGTGCCATCAGGTGTCGGCGTGGTTATCAGATACTGGTAGCCAATATCCGAAGCCGCAAGCACAGTGCAAGCTGCGCATTGGTGACAAGTATTGGAATGGCTCTGCATGGGTCGGTAACAGCAGCGCAACCTTCATGCTGCCATTTACATCAGAAGGCGCAAAGACCAACCGACAGAGCATCAACGACCCGCAATATAAGGGCTACGGAATACCTGTCACCGACACCATGCGCGGTGTGCTGGAGTTTGCAATTCAAGACGTTGCGACGTTCTCCACGGTCACACCGGAATTTCCGCCTGAGCGAGCAGACATCAACGGCTTCCTGCCGTTGCTCGATTTTGAGATCGGCTTTGTGCGTGGTGTTATCGAAGAAAAAAAACATCGCGGCAATGAATTTGTGTCCACGGGAGGTGCCTTCCGTGAGGAATACAATGTCGATTTGATATTTGCCTCCGATATGGTGTATGGCCAAGCCAACTATCAGCGACATATGCCTGCCGGACTTGGATACATCCTTAACAGTTCGACTGAGAAACCTCTGGATAAGATTCTGCCGATGGTTGGCTCGACGACGGTCATCCCTGAGCAGGAATTGGCACGACTGATAGCCAAGTACGGAGAGGTAACGCACAGGATGGTGGTGATGAACGTATGGACAGATTTGGTTGGCGAAGTAAAGCCAAACAAGATGTCAACCGGCTTGGAGAGCGGCATGTTCCCCCTGGCTGTCGACCACAACTGGCGTGACGACGTGACGACGCTGACATTAATTAAGGTAAACCCAACAGATTAAGGCTATGAAACAACTATCAAGGAAGAAGATACAGGACATGATCGACCTGTCCAATGTCGGAAATACCCGTCGCTCAAGTGGCGGCAGCGGTGCCGGTGGCGGTGGTGGTGTTTCGTCAACATGGGTTGATGACAACTACGTCAGCAAGGAGTTCTTCAGCAGCTTGTTCAAGGTTTACGCTGCCGGAGCAGAAGAGGGTGACCCCGATGTGGAGGTCATCCCCAACGACACCTCGCAGACGGTGAAGAGTATCGAGGCGTTGGCTGGCCTATGGACGGAGAGCTTTCTTTCCGCCAAGGGTCTCGGGTCCGGCGGTGGTGGCGGTGGCGGTACCATCCTGACAGAGCCGCTTTCGACGATTAATAGTTCTGGCCTTGGTCAGCCCGTCGGGGCCTCGCAAGTGATGTGCTTCAACGGAACCACCTGGGAATACGCAACCATGCAGCAAAACACCGGCAACGGTACTGTAACAAGTGTAGCGCTGACCGCTCCGACGGGCTTTGCCGTAACGGGGTCGCCCATTACCACCAATGGAACGCTGGCGTTGGCATTTGATACTGGCTACTCTCTGCCGACAACTGAAAGCCAAGGCCATTGGAACACCGCTTATACCTGGGTCAACACCAACGGCTCTACTTCTGTTGATCACACGGTGTGGGGTCAGCCGTACTGGGTTAACGGCGCACCTACTAACGTTGGCTCAGTTTCATCATTTGCCGCGATGAGTTACGTGAGCAATATCGACAGCTTGCTCTATTTCGACACGTCGCATAGTTCCGTAGGTGTTGGCACGTCAGCTGATCATAATTATAGACTTTTTGTTCACAACAATACTGTGAGTAATACCAGTTACGGAATTATGGCAGAAGGCCAAAACTACTTCACTGGAAGAACAGGTATAGGTACAACACCAGATACATCAATCATGCTGAATGTCGGAGGATATACGAAGACGACGAGGTTGTACCTGGCATCGGATGTTTATTTTGAGTATAACATCACTAACCACGGTGTGCAACTTGTAGGTGCAGGATTCTATACAAACTCGTATATTAGCGCATTGGGTACAGGTTCCGGCGGTGGGAGTGCAGGCTATATTCCTCTGTCAGGATCATCGGCCATAACGGGAAATTTGAATCCCAACACGAATCGCGGTGCAAGCCTTGGTACAAACTCAAAGATGTGGAACAACATCTATGGTTATGTAATCAATGGGACATCAGTTGTAGGCAGTTCTGTGACAGCTACCAGCAGCATGTTTATAGGAAACGATTTAGTGGCCACGCAATCATGGGTGTCAAGTAATTATGTCGGATTAGCAGGTTCTCAAAATATTTCTGGTGTAAAGACATTCTTGGCAAATGTAAACGTTGGTGTGAGTGGAAATCCAAAAAGTTTTCACTTATATGGAACCATGACTCTTAACGCTTCTTCTTCTTATAGTACTTTTGCGCTTACCGTAGGAGGTGGATCAACCAGTAAATCAATATGGTGTGAAGGCGATATATATACACACGGTTCAGAAGTTGACTATTCGGACATTAGATTGAAGAACGTTATAGAGAATATCAACCTAAGTGTTGAGGATATAGCCGGAGCACCTTCATTCACATTCACTTGGAAAGACATGAACGACGACATCGTTCATGCTGGTACAAGTGCGCAATATTGGAATGGCATTCTACCTCAGACAGTCGGAACTGATTATAAGGGCTATTTAGGTGTGTCATACGGAAAGACCGGATTACTTTCTGTAATAGCCGTTGCCCGAAAGGTGGTGGAACAAGAGAAGGAAATCGCCAGCATGAAGGCGAAGATTAAGGAATTAGAAGAAAGATTTAAAGCATCGTAATATGTCGTTAGTCAATGGAATCATAACGGGAAACGTTCATATCGATGACATCCGCCAGGCTATCGGTAACGCCAGCGGTGACATCCAGACGCTGTGCATGTTCGTGGACGGCTTTAAGATGCTGTCGCGGAAGCATCCCATTCGCGGTGCCATAGCCGGTGCGAGCGACACGATGGAGGAGCTATCAAATAGCGACTTCATGCGGCGCAATCTCGGCTACGAGATACCAGTCTTCCCAGGAAGCAGCATGGTGTCGGTGATGAAGGGCATCATCAACAACAACTTTCAGTGGAGTACGCTGATAGGTGCGACTGGCAACGACATCAGCATCGGAAACGGATGGTTGTATAAGGCTCTCCGCGCTGACACAGACTTTGCACGATATACCGATTTTCTGAATTACGACATGAATCAGCCGAGGAAATATACAGAAGATACGTTCGTTTCGACAGACGATGCAAAAATCATAGGCGGAAAGAATACGGCTGTCGCTCCCAAATTCTGGACGGCAATGGCACCCTACCATCCGCGCAATTTCTGGAGCCTAAGTGATACAACTGGCGGACAGCACGCCCTCGGCGTTGCCTTCTGGTCGCCTGACGCACTGACAAGCAGCGTGTACTACTACGTCGGCACCATCGTCTACCTTTCGACGCAATGGGACAACGGTCAGGAAAGCGAGAACAGCTACGTGCTTGTGAGCAACTCCATGTTCAAGAAATACCTTAACCTGTTGCCGTCGCAGACATCGACGATATACGCCATCGGGTTCTTTGCGCCCAAGAATTACGCCGGCTGGAACAACATCGATTCGAATGATTCAAAGTATCACGGCCATAATGAAATGAGTAACCTGCGACCGCTTCCGGGAAACGGGTTTGCAACGTTGGTGTTTCAGACGAGCTCAGGCCGCAATATCTGCATGATTGATTTTACTTGCAACGGTTCAATCATGGAACCGCAGACAACTTATTTCACGGTGTCCGTGTCAAAGATTCGCAACAATTACGACGATCTTCAGACCACCATCGTATATCTGCGTAAATTGAAATTCTCGTATGTGATCTATGATGCGAACGGAAACGTAAAGCTCGACCAAAAGAGCCTGAGAATCCCGTACACCAGCGAGAGCACGCAAATCAATATCACGAATACCGGCACATCGAGCAACATCACACATACGACGGCGGATGTAGACTTGGTGAAGGGTATCAATGTGTCTGACCGTAGTCAGGTGGTAGACGGTTATCATATCCGCGTCTATCTGTGGTATCTGACAGGAAACTCCGTGGTAGATGTGCAAGAGGATTACTTCCAGTGCGGTGAGTGCCGTGTCACCATCGGTACACCCCAAAGAGAAATTTAGTGTTTCACATTATAAATATAATAGAACTATGACCAGAAAGATTAAGACAGAAGAGGTGCTGGCGGCATATAACGTGCTTGGCAGCGCAAAGTACACAAAATTGGAAGACGCGGAAAAGATTGCCGTGTGGAAGATCGCAAGGGCGTTGAAGCCTGTTGCGGTGGAGTACAAAGAGACTAAGGAAGATGCTGAGACGAAGCTGAAGCCAACGAAGGAATCGACCGGCTACGACTACGACGAACAGATGCAGAAGGCCGTCGTCTTTGAAAACCTGCGCCGGATGCCGGATGCCGACATGACAAAGGCCGAAATGGGGCCTGCCGAGTACGGCGAGTTTTTGAAGGAGAGTACTTCCTACACAAAGCGAGTTAACGATGCGCTGAGAGAATATGCTCATAAGGAGGTTGAACTGGAATTTGAGCCTATAGGCGAAGAGACCTTTATGCGTCTGATGTCGTCGAACGCCTGGAACTTCGAGCAAGCTGCCATCCTGAGCGAACTGATTTGTGAATGAAGTCTTGTACATTTATTCATATAGATTGTTTTTTGATTAATTGGGCGGGCGACGGCGGTCGCCCTTTTTTTCTCGGTAAACCTAAAACGTGTTTTTGTCGGTAACGTAAAGGATAAAAAGAAAACGAAGATGAATATTTTGAATTGGTTTTCACCGACGGGCGCGATGCCCGTAATGAGGGAGGCGCAAGGTACGCAAGGTGCAATTGGCGGCGTACCCTCTACGACCGATCCGAACGACCCAAGCAACCAGCAGCCGAAGGGGGCGAACTGGGAGGCGAATGTGGTCAGGCCGTATGGCAAGCAGTCGCTGATGGTGCCTGCGTGGTATCGCGGCGTGAGTCTCATCATGCAGACGATGGGACAGATGGTGACGCAGTATCAGCGTATGGACACGGAGGGCGGGAACTTCACGGAAGACCGTGGGTATCTTGACAGACGTAGAACGATCCCCACCGACGGCAACCGCCTGAACTATCTGTTGCAAGTAAGGCCGAACCCGCTGATGACTGCCTCGCAGTTGCAAGAACAAATCGAGTACCGTAAAATCTACTACGGCAATGCCTACGTTTACATCAAGCGTGGCGAGTATGGAGAACCAACGGCCTTGTGGCTATGCACGGGTGGCGGGTACGACCCGCTTAGCAACAAATACACCCTTGTGTATAACTCCGACCGTGGCCCACGAATGAAGGTAGAAACGGATTCGAGAAATGTGATGCACTTCAAGAACGTGTTCCTGACCGACGACTACTACATGGGTCTGCCGACGCTGGACTTCGCTTTCAAGGCGTTGCAGATTGCGGCGACGGCTGATGACCAGGCTTTGCAAGATGTGGCAAAGGGCGGTAAGCACAAGATTTTGCTGAAAGAAGAGAAGAGTACACCGCAAGGAACTCGTGGGCGCAATAGTCCTGACGAACTGCGCAAGACGGCCAAGAGATTCGAGGGCGACTGGCAGAGCAACGACGTGGTGCTGCTGGATAATGTCATGGACCCGACGATTATAAGCCAGACGGCACAACAGCTTCAGTTGCTCGAAAACCGTGGTTTCCAAGTGTCAGACCTCGCCCGCATTCTGGGTGTCCCAAGGATTATGATGATGGAAGATGCAGGCTCTTCGTACAAGATGCCTGAGCACGCGACACAGGAGTTCATGCTGCGCACCATTCAGCCGAGAATACGCGAGTGGGAAGACGAGATGAACGCCAAGCTGCTGACCGCTGACGACTTCGGCAAGCGAAGGATTCACGTCTGCGAATTGCCGTTGAGACGACTCGACGCGAAGGGTCAGGCGGAAATCGACAAGATACATCTGGAGACTGGCGTGAACACCGTGAACGAACTGCGCAACCAGTACGACCTGCCAAGCATCGCGGACGGCGACGAACCAATGGCCAGCGCGAACCTGATGACGCTGAAAGCACTCATGGCAAAGGGCGCAGAGGCACAGCAGGGCGGAAGACCAACGACCACACAACTCGCAGAACCAAACCCTAACGGCGGCGATGGTGCCGAGGAAGGAAACGACGATGAGTAACACAATCACTTTACAGTTCCTGTCGCTGGCCGACATCAAGGCGCAGGCACGCATCGAGGCTGACTTTCACGACGAAGATAACTACCTCATGATGCTTGGCAAGGCCGCAGAAAGGCGACTGCTGAAGGACATCCAGCGAAGCTACGACGAGGTGGTGGAGATGGAAGGCGAATGGCCGATGGAATTGACGATAGCGGCACTCATGCTGACATCATCCTGGTATCAACACCGCGAACCCGAGACTAACCAGAGCATGTCGGTAGTTCCCTATTCCGCCTACGAGGGCTTCTATATGCCTTATCGAAAGGGCACTTACTCTTCGGCTGACTCAGACGATTCAGAATAACGTAATAACGAAAGAATTATGGCATACAGTGCAGGAATGATGAACAAGCGCATCACGTTCTACAAGCGTGCTACCGCAGAGGACGGAAAGTACGGGCGCAACAGCGGCGGAGAGAAATATGAACTTGTCGGCATATGCTGGGCTGGTGTGACGTTCAACAAGGGCGTAAAGTCGCTGAATCTCGGTGCCGTCGATGCCTACGAGGTGGTGATGTTCCGACTGCGGTATCGCTCAGACATCGACCGCTGGTGTCTCATCAAGTATCAGAATCGGTGGTATGAGAT